ATGGTGACCCGAAGCAACGACGCCCCCGCACCTTCCGATGATTTCCTGAACTTTTTGGGCGGACGTAAATTCGCGACCATTATGGCAGACCCTCCGTGGCAGTTCATCAATCGAACAGGGAAAGTTGCTCCGGAGCACAAGCGCCTTTCTCGCTATGGCACGATGGCTCTTCCAGAGATCAAGGCCCTTCCAGTTAGTAAGGCGTGTGCCGCAACCGCGCATCTCTACCTCTGGGTGCCAAACGCGTTGCTGCCAGAGGGCATAGAGGTCATGAAGGCGTGGGGATTTCAGTACAAGTCCAACATCGTATGGCACAAGGTCCGCAAAGATGGCGGTTCGGACGGGCGCGGCGTCGGCTTCTATTTCAGGAACGTCACCGAACTTATTCTGTTCGGAACTCGTGGCAAGAACGCTCGGACGCTTCCACCCGGACGCTCGCAGGTCAATTACGTATCTTCACGAAAGCGCGAACACTCGCGGAAGCCTGACGAACAGTATCCCCTAATTGAGAGCTGCTCGCCCGGCCCGTATCTCGAGATGTTCGGGCGTGGCGTACGTGCAGGTTGGGACACGTGGGGCAATCAAGCTGATGATGCGTACGAGCCATCGTGGCAGACGTACAGCTACAACTCGGCAACGGCCAGAAACATTGCTGCCGAGTAGTCAGGCTTCTGAAGCAATGCCTTCTTCAACGAGGGCTTCTTCTTCCTGCACGATATCTTCAAGCTTCAAATTCTCTTCAAACGAAACGATAGCTGACGGCAATCCGATCAAAACTAAGGGGCACGGGTTACCCACGCCACGTCGCACTCGGTCCTCTAGCTTGGCCCAGTGCGTCGTAGCCGCTCCAAATTTGTCGTTTACAAACGCCGTTGCCCACGCTTCTTCGAAGGTCACCCCCGTGCTCTGAACGCGCCGATCCACCGCGTCCTTCTGTCTCTTGGTACGGGTCAACCCGAAGGCCTCAACAGCATCGTGCGACATGAGACCCTTGTCCTGAGCAAAGCGCTGTACAAGGGCACGAAGGTTCTCTTGCATTGATGTGCCTCTGGTGACAATAACTCCTACTGAGATCGCACCATCCGCATGTAAACGCTTGAAATTCTCAAGGTCTCTGTCAAAGAATGGGTCTTTATTGTTCCACTCTATTTCCAATGCAACGACACCTTCATGGAAAGTTTTGACGTGATCTATCTCATGAGAGATCGCTTCACGTGCTCTCCCATTAATCCGCTTTTCAACGACGAAATTTAACTTAGTCCACCCAAGCACGGCGAGTGCTCGGCGCAGTCTCTGCGTTCCTTGGGTTTCACCTCCGCCAGAACCGACAATCTCCTCAATTGGGATGGAGAGGCCTCCGACAGCCTCTTCTAGCTCCTCCACGGCCCTCGGGAAATCGACGGTGAGAATTGCCCTGGCGTGAGAGTGTATTTCGACCTGAAAGCCGCGTTCCGTGAGTTTTTCAAACAACATGAAGTTACCGCCGAGGAGGAATCGATTCGTCTCGCGATGGTAGCATACACGCTGGGTTAAGTGCCCGGTTCGAGTCACTCTCACGCCCAGATTCAAGAGGTCACATGACAATCCACACTGCTGAGTTCCAACGTCAGGTCGAACTCGAAATCGACATGAGCAACCTCGGCGCAGCCCGGTTCGCCTCTCGCGTCAACAAGGAGATCGGTCAGGAGCGCGGTGGTGAGACCAAGGCGGTGCAATGGCTGATCAAGCGCGACATGAACGCTGTGTCCGAAGCGATCCGCCAGTTCGTCGAGGAGGTTTACTCCGGTCGTCCTGGCCCCAAGGCGGTCGCCGCCAAGCTGGTCCGCGACATGAACCCGGATGTGGTCGCCTTCATCGCCATCAAGTCCTGCCTCGGTCGGCTGATGTCGAAGACGATCACGCCGCTGACGAACCTCTCGCTCCACGTTGCCAGCGCTCTGGAGAACGAAGCCCGCTTCGAACGCTTCGCGATCCTGAACCCGGGCATGTTCGCTCGGCTGGACAAGAGCCTGAACGACGAAGGCGCGACCGAACAGCACAAGCGCAAGGTCCTGATCTACGCGATGGGCAAGTACAACATCCCGTGGGATCGCTGGACCCGGAGCGACTGCGTCCTCCTCGGCTCAAAGATGGTCGAGATCGTGTCGAACGCCACCGGCCTGATCGAGTTCAGCCTGAACCAGACGGCCTTCACCGGCCATTACAAGGACCAGCATCAGGTCTTTCTGACGGAGAAAGCCTCGGATTGGGTCAACAGTAGCCTCCTCCGGGGTGAGCTAATGTTTCCCTACTATATGCCCACGGTCATTCCGCCCAAGGAATGGCACGGGCTGCTCGGCGGTGGCTACCACTCGGATGCCGTTCGTCCGCTGGAGCTGGTGCGTCGGGCTCGGAAGGAGCACAAGGAACTCCTGCTCGCCGGGGACCTGACCATGGTCTACCGGGGGCTGAACGCGATCCAGAACACGCCTTGGCGGATCAACAGGCAAATCCTCGACACCATGCAGCAGCTGATCAAGGCTGGCTCGCAGGTGGCTGGGATGGTCCCGCTCAAGGATGTCGACATGCCAGTCAAGCCCTACGACATCGACACGAACCCGGAGGCCCTGCGCCAATGGAAGTGGGATGCCCGGGATGCACACGCAGCCAACTATCGGCGACGACAGGACCGGCTCATCCAGCACGGCCTGATCGAACTGGCGGATCGCTTCAAGGACGAACCGGCGATCTACTTCCCGCACAACCTCGACTTCCGTGGTCGGGCCTATCCGGTCCCGCTCGTACTCCACCCGCAGGGTTCGGACAACGTCAAGGCTCTGCTCCAGTTCTCCGTGGGCAAACCCCTCGGCGAAGACGGGCGGCGCTGGCTGGCGATCCAAGGGGCGAACACGTTCGGTGTCGACAAGGTCGCGTTCGACGACAGGGTCCAGTGGGTTGAGGAGAACACCAGCCGCATCGTGCAATCGGCGCTCGATCCCACCGGGAACCTCTGGTGGACCGAGGCTGACAAGCCGTGGTGCTTCCTCGCGTTCTGCTTCGAATGGGCAGAGATGCTCCAGTGCGGGATCGACGGTCGCGAGTTCCTGTCGCACCAGTCCATCGCCCAGGACGGCTCATGCAACGGGCTGCAGCACTTCTCGGCCATGCTTCTCGACAGCGTCGGGGGCCGCGCCGTGAACCTGATCCCGGCAGACAAGCCGCAGGACATCTATCAGGCGGTCGCTGACCGTGTAATGGAGAAACTGCGTCTAATCCACTCCACTATCGGAGACGTTCCGTTCGTGGAAATGGTTGAGCCGGAAGCGGAAGACGACAAGAAAAAGAAAGGCCCGACCCGGGAAGAGCTGGGGCGGTGGGCGCACGGATGGCTGGCATTCGGCATGGACCGCAAGATCACCAAGCGCCCGGTCATGGTCCTGCCGTATGGCGGGACGCCACGGTCCTGCCTCAAGTACGTCGAGGAGGCCGTCATGGAAAAGATCAGCGGTGGAAAGGAACAGAACTTTGGTGACGAACTCAAACGCGCAATCAGCTGGCTTTCCAGCCTCGTCTGGGAGAGCATCGGCGACGTTGTGGTTGCCGCAAAGGACGCGATGGGATGGCTCCAGAAGACTGCCCGACTATCCGCCAAGGCCAACAAACCCATCTACTGGCAGACGCCTTCCGGGTTCACAGCCTACCAGCTCTATCCCGAGGTCAAGCATAAACTGATCAAGACACGCATCAATGGTGCGATCGTTCGGCTCAGCAACTATGAGGAGACAGACAAGGTCAACGGCTCCAAGCAGTCGACCAGCATAAGCCCCAACTACGTCCACTCCATGGATGCTTCCGCCATGGTCCTGACCGCCGCTCACCTCGCGGACGCCGGGATCACCAATCTGGCGATGATCCATGACAGCTACGGCACCCACGCCTGTGACACGACCTTCCTCAACACGGTCCTGCGCAGGGTATTCGTCGACATGTACAAGGCGCGTCCGCTCCAGTTCCTTCGGGATCAGGTGCTGGAACAGTGCCCCGAGATCGCCGACGATCTGCCAGAGCTTCCCCAAGATGGAACGCTAGACCTTCAACAGGTCATGAAGTCCGACTTCTTCTTCGCTTAATGCTCTCCACTAACGGAGAGATTGCAGCGGTGGAACAATAGGGACAACAGTAGCGATTTCACCAACGAAACAGCATCACCAAGGATTTCTCAGAATGAACCAAGGTATCACCATCCGCCTCGGCGCAGCGCACAACAGCCTGACCATCGCCGACGCCGGTCTCGCTTTCGACGTGTCCACCATGGACAAGACCCAGCGCTACGAACTGCGCCGTGGCCTGATCGAGGGTCTCAAGACGAACGGCTACTTCGGCAAGAAGGAACAGCGCAAGGCTCGCTTCCGTGCCCGTCAGCAGGTCGCAGCATGACCGGCGTCCTCATCCTCCTCTTCATCATCATCTACTTCACGCTCAAGGATCGCGGCCCACATGCACCGGCTTGATCGAGACGCTCTCAACTCGGCCAACCCGAAGGCCGTCGCCATGGCCACGCTGCAGACCCTCATGGGTTTGGAGAACCACCCGGCGCACATCCAAGTGATGGCGGCAGCAGCCGTCTTCCTCTCCCTCGCTGAACATCTCGGTATTCCTGCTCAGGAAGCCTTCGCAGCGACCAAGAACCTCATCAACGACACTGAGGGCAAGCGCACTGAGTTCCGCGCCCTCGACGCTTATATGAAAGGCGAAATCTTCCATGGCTGATACGAACATCAACAAAGGCGAAACCCTTGTTTGCACCGACCCTGGCCGACACGCTCTCACTGAGGGCAAAGAATATCGGGTCATCTGCGTATCGCCCTCGGGAATGAACATCCAGATCAGGAACGACCTCGGCAACCGCGTCGGTGTGTTGTCCCGCCGTTTCGCTAAGCTCCCGCCGAAGAAGTCGAAAGCCCAGGTCGCCTACGAGCAGCAGGTCGCGCTCTACCACCTGACGAACGGTCTCTCGCCGTTCCCGGTTCCGCCGAAGAAGACCCCGCGCTCAATCAAGATCGACCCGGCAGACGCCAAGGCCGCGCTGTCGAAGATGCTCAAGGAAGTCTACGGCATCGACGCCACGGTCGAACAGGTGATCGGCGCGATGGACAAGTCGCTTGAGCTGGTGCTCGGCGCATGACCCGGAAGCTCGCAGTCGCCATCCTCATTTGGAAGCGCGGCGATCCAATCGACACCGCCCTCCAGTCCGATCTCATGGCCCAAGGTTATGACGTCGCAAAACTCGAACGGCGTTACCGCGCCTAATACTCTCCACTAAAGGAACTATCCCACTATGGCAAAGAAGCCCAAGCCTACCCAGTACCGCACCGCCCGTGGCATCGCCGTCTACCCGCGTCTCACCACGCCAGACACGAAGTACAACGCGCAGGGCAACTACACGGCGAAGATCAAGCTGCCGGTCGCTGCGGCCCAGCCCACGATCAAGCTCATTCAGGAAGTGGCCAAGCGCCACGTCGGCAAACCGCTCCCGCTGAAGAAGAACCCGTGCTGGTTCTACGAGAAGGTGACGGACGAAGAGACGGGTGACGAGACCGAAACCGGCTTCGTGATCTTCAACATCACCGCCAAGAACCGGCTGGTGAAGGACAAGGTGTCCGGCGAGATGAAGCTCTGGGATCGCAAGCCCAAGCTGTTCTCGGCATCGGGCAAGGTGGTCTCCAAGGCCAACATCGGCGGCGGCACGGAATACGCCGTGACCTTCGAAATCTACGAAGGCAAGGACAACGACGGCAACCCGACGCTCTCGCTGCAGCCGACTGCGGTCCAGATTTACAAGCTGGTCGAGTTCGTCTCCGGTCAGGGCGATGTTGACCCGAGCCAGTACGGTGTCGAAGCCGAAGAGAACGGCTGGGAACCCGAGGAAGACGACGGTTCGGACGACAGCTCCACCGAGAGCCAGGACGAGGGTTCGTCCGAAGGCGACGACGGCTCAGCCGAAGACAACACGGACTTCTAATCCTTGGCCAAGCAATCGAAAGCTCAGATCGGAGCCCTTCATGGGTTCCGGTCGGGCCTAGAAGACATCAATGCCCGGTTTCTGACAGAGTGGAGGGTCGAGGTTCGTTACGAGGAGTACGACATGACCTACCTGAAACCGGCGAAGATTTCCAAGTACACCCCTGACTTCATCCTACCCAATGGGATTGTGGTCGAGACCAAGGGACGGTTCCTCACCGAGGATCGCCACAAGCACATCCTGATCAAGGAGCAGTACCCCCAGCTCGATCTGCGGTTTGTCTTCTCCAACCCCAACACCCGCATCTCCAAGCAGTCCAAGACGACTTACGCCATCTGGTGTCAGTCGCACGGCTTCCAATACGCAGCCAAGGTCATCCCTCAGGAATGGCTCGCTGAGCCCAACGACCCGGCACGGCAGGAAGCTCTCTCCCAAATCCTTCGCAAGAAACCCGCCAAGAAAGGCACAAAATGAAGAAGCTCATCGCCCGTAAGCCGTCCACCGACAACGCCATCAAGGGTTTCACCGCAGCGCTCTCCGAGCTGGAAGCCGTGGAAGCAGCCGAGGTGGCTCGCATGTCCCGCATCCAGAGCGAGATCGACATGCTCCGCGACCAGCAGGACGAAGCGGCCAGCGCCCGTGATCGCGCCTCGCGTCTCCGGGCCAAGTTCGCCGACTTCCTCGCAGCCTAATCCCCAGCCAAACCAAGGAGATTTCCATGATCCGTAAGTTCCTCGTCGCTGGCCTTCTGGCTGCAACCGTTACCCTCGCATCCTGTGGTCAGCCCCCGGCACCGTGCCCGACGCCCGAAGATAAGGACCAGTCGTGGATGGTCGGTGGAGCCATGGTCATGAACGCTGGCTTCCGCTCTGGCGGTGGCTTCCGCAGCAGCGGGTTCTCCTCGCGCCGCTCCTACTCGGCCCCGCGCTCGTACAGCAAGCCGAGCTACCGACCGTCCTATCGGAGCAACAACTCCACGACGATCATCAACAACAACAGTGGCGGCGGATCGAACGGTCTGCTCTGGGGCCTCGGCGGTTACTTGCTCGGGAAGCAAGCCGCAGAAGACGCAACGCGCTGCCAGTAAGGAGACACCATGAAGTTCACCTCCATCGACCTCTATTTCCTGACGCTCGGCTCGGCCATCGGCATTCTGGCGGCTCTCACGTCGAGCTACCCGGCAGTGATCGCTGGCTATCTCGTCCTCGTCCTCGGGCTCTTCTTGGCCTTCACCCTCGCGTACCATGAGGGCCGTCCGTACTACAGCGTCAGCAATGCTGCGAAGCTGTTCGTCGGGTTCGGCACCTTGGTCTGGATGCTCGCGATTGTCTTCGCGGCTGTCCTGGCGGTTCTCTGATTTGACGGAGAAGAAACGTCCGACCCTGATGGAACTGATCGATCGCTACGTCCCGCGTCACACCCGGGAAGAAGTCGTCGAGATGTCCATCCGGTACGAGGAGCGCATCACCGCGCTTCTCCATACCATCCACGACTACCACCAGCGCTGTCACGGGCTTCAGGTCCATCTGGCCGAGCTGGAGGAGGAATACGCCAAGCGCACCATGATCCCGGTTTCGTCCGGTCTGGTCACCGCCGAGGCCGGTCACGACTTATACCGAATGGCCACCTACTACCGGGTGGACTGGCGTCCCGACCCACGCCGAGCGGTGATCTCGCTCCGAGACGAACCCCTCCGTCAGGCTGAGTTCCCACACCTGTTCAACGCTGCGATGAAGCAGTTTGAGACGCAGGTCCTCCGCGAGCTGACCGACCAGCTCAGGGGCGAATACGGCAAGCTCTACGAAGCAACCCGGCCCAAGTGAACTCCGAAGATAGCGAGTTCCTTCAGCACGAGCCGTGCCCAAAGTGCGGATCGTCGAACAACCTCGCCCGATACACCGACGGCCACGCCTACTGCTTTGGCTGTGAATATTATGAACCCGGAGACAAATCGATAGAAACAGACGAGGCTCCTCGCGAGAGGAAAGACCTTGGTTTGATTGCCGTGGGTGAGCCGACCGATTGGCCGTCCCGTGGCATCACACTCGAAAGCGCCAAGAAATGGGGCTTCACACGTTCTGAGCTAGGCGGGCAAGTCGTCCGCATCTTCAACTACCGAAACGCTCATCAACAAGTCGCCGCGCAGAAGGTGCGCTTCCAGAAGAAAGACTTCCGCTTCCTCGGGGACACCGGAGAAGTCGGGCTTTACGGGATGCACCTCTGGAAAAACGGCGGCAAACGCATCGTCATCACCGAAGGCGAGATCGACGCCATCTCCGTTAGCCAGGCACAGGGTCACAAATGGCCCGTCGTGTCGATCCCGACCGGAGCAAAGGGCGCGAAGAAGACGCTCCGCAAGAACCTCGAATGGCTCAACCAGTTCGAAGAAGTCGTCCTCATGTTCGACATGGACGAACCCGGGCAGGAAGCCGTCAAGGAATGCTACGACCTGTTCGTTCCCGGTCGATGCAAGGTGGCCACGCTCCCGGCTCCCTACAAAGACGCCAACGACATGCTCAAGGCCGGTCTCGTCAAGGAGATCGTGGACGCCATCTGGCAAGCCAAGGTGGTTCGCCCTGACGGCATCGTCAACGGCGCGGAGATGTTCGACCTCATCAACACCGAGGACGATCTCGTCGCCCAAAGCCTACCGTTCGTGGGGCTCCAGACGATGATGCGCGGGGTTCGCCTCGGCGAGCTGATCACCGTGACCGCAGGTTCCGGCATCGGCAAATCCGCGGTGGTCCGTGAGATCGCCTACCACCTCCACGCCATGGGTGAAACCGTGGGCATGATGATGCTGGAGGAGAACACGAAGCGCACCGGCCTCGGGCTGATGGGCATCGCGGCGAACAAGCCTCTCCACATCGACCGCACCGGGGTCACACCCGAGCAGTTCAAGGAGGCCTTCGACCTCACCCTCGGGACCGGGCGGTTCTTCCTCTACGACCACTTCGGTTCGACAGCGATTGAGAACCTGCTGAACAAGGTCCGGTATCTCGCCAAGGGATGCGGGGCTCGGTTCATCGTGATCGACCACCTCTCGATTGTCATCTCCGGTCAGGAGGACGGCGACGAGCGGCGCATGATCGACAACGCCATGACAGCCCTCAAGGCGCTCGCCATGGAATGCAACGTCTGCATCTTCCTGATCTCGCACCTGAAACGCCCGAGCGGCGACAAGGGGCACGAACAGGGCGCGGAGACGGCCCTTGCCCAGCTCCGTGGTTCCCACGCCATCGCCCAGCTGTCCGACTTCGTGATCGGCCTGGAGCGCAACCAGCAGAACGTCAACACCATCCGCTACAACGGCAAGCTCTACACGATCAACAACGTCACCATCCTCCGCATCCTGAAGAACCGCTTCACCGGGGAGACCGGCCCAGCTGGCTGGCTGCTCTTCGATAAGGAGACGGGACGCCTCTACGAACTGATGGAAGACCCGTTGGCCGAGAAGGACAGCGGCTCGACTGGTGGTTCCGACTTTGAAGAGGACGACGGCGACGTGCCGTTCTGATGCAAGACCACACGAATGAGGCAATGCCCTCAAACCTCAAGGTCTCCCGCAAGGGAGGCCAGCTGATCCTCACCACTCGCACAGCCACGATCACCATCGACGCCTCCCGTTGGCAGGAGGTGGTCGCGGCAATCACGGAGGTCTGTACCTGACAACAACCCCCTCGGGCGTTCCCTTTGAGTGGAGCGTCCCGAGCCACCGAACGTTCGTCTTCGACATCGAGACGGATGGCTTGATACCCGAGATGACCAAGGTTCACTGCTTGGTCTTCAAGGATGCAGAGACCGGCGCGGTCTGGAGCTGTTCAGACAATTTCTGGATCGACCCCGACACAGACGACCGGCTCAACTACACCTCAATCGAAGACGGCCTCAGGCTCCTGATGGACGCCGACACCATCGTCGGTCACAACGTCATCGACTTCGACATCCCCGCAATCCAGAAGATTTACCCTTGGTTCCGGCCAAAGGGCGTCGTTCGCGACACCATCGTCATGTCCCGGCTGATGTACGCCGACATGCGAGACGCCGACTTCCGGCAATCGGACAAGCGGAAGCGCGAAGGCAAGCTGTGGATCGAGCCGAAGCTGTTCGGTCGACACTCTCTGGAAAGCTGGGGCGCTCGCCTCGGTCTCTGGAAGGGCGACTACGGCGACATCCGCAAGAAGGAAGGCGTCAAGCTCGGGCTGAAAGGCGAAGCGCTCACGGCCTACGTCTGGGGCACTTGGTCCCGCGACATGCAGGACTACTGCGAGCAGGACGTCGAGGTCACAACCAAGCTGTGGCTGCGGCTCCTCGGCAAGGGCTTCTCGGAAGAGAGCATCTCGCTGGAGCATCACGTCAGGACCGTCGTGTCCCGGCAGGAGCGCTACGGTTTCGCCTTCGACGAGAAGAAGGCCGCAGCCCTCTACGCCAAGCTGGCCGGTGAGAAAGCCTCGCTGGAACAGCAGCTCTCCAAGGAGTTCGCACCTTGGTTCCGCTTTGAGGAAGAGATCGAGGTCACCTCGGCTCGATCCGTCAAGCGAACCGATCTGGACGTCACCGTCACCATTCGGCGGTTCTCCGAGAAGACCGGCAAGGAGCTGTCGCCCTATGTCGGCCCGGTGCGTGAGCACTACGAAGTCGGCGCGGTCTATTCCAAGGTCAAGCTGAAGCCGTTCAACCCGGGCTCCCGGCAGGACATCGCCAACCGACTGACGGCGCTCTACGGGTGGAAGCCCAAGGAGTTCACCTCGGACGGCAACGCCAAGGTCGACGAAGAGGTTCTCAAGGGCCTCAAGTTCCCCGCAGCCAAGACCCTGTTCCGGTACCTGCTGATCCAGAAACGGATTGGCCAGATCGCCGAGGGCAAGGAAGCGTGGCTCCGTCACGTCAAGAACGGGCGCATCCACGGCTCCGTGAACACCAACGGCGCTGTCACCGGGCGCATGACGCACAACAAGCCGAACATGGCCCAGGTCCCCTCGGGTCGTGCCCCGTTTGGCCATGAGTGCCGAGAGCTGTTCTACGCCACGGCTGGAAAGCTGCTGGTCGGCTGCGATGCCGATGCTTTGGAGCTTCGCGATCTCGCTGGCTACATGGCTGCGTATGACGGCGGCGCGTACATCAAGGTCGTCCTTGAAGGGAAGAAGGAAGAAGGCACCGACATGCATACCCAGAACGCGAAAGCGCTCGGGTGTGACCGCGATACGGCAAAGACTTGGTTCTACGCCTTCATCTACGGTTCGGGAGACTTCAACCTCGGCTGCATCCTCGGTGTCACCGGGTCCAAACAGAAGATCACCATGGCTGGCCGTGCGGCTCGCCAACGCTTCCTCAAGGCTCTTCCGGCCCTCAGTAAGCTGATCGACGCCGTCAAGAAGAAGGCGGTCAAGCAGGGCCATCTCAAGGGTCTCGACGGTCGTCTCCTGTACGTCCGCTCGGATCACGCCGCTCTGAACACGCTCCTCCAATCCGCAGGTGCGATCCAGATGAAACGGGCGCTGTGCATCCTTGATACCAACCTTCAAGAACTCGGGCTAATCCCCGGAGTTCATTACGAATTTGTCGGGAACATCCACGACGAATGGCAGATTGAGGTCGATGAAGACAAAGCAGACCTCGTCGGACGAACAGCAGCTGACGCTATTCGGCTCGCCGGGGAATATTACAACTTCCGCTGCCACCTTGCCGGTAACTACGACAAGGGCCGCAACTGGGCGGAAACACACTAAGACCTCGCAGAACACCCCGGGCTACCTCTACGTGGCCGTCAATCCGGCTTGGCCCGGGTACTGCAAGGTGGGCCTCGCGCTCGACCTGAACAACCGGCTCCGACAGATGCAAACCAACTGTCCGCACCGGGATTATTCCTTTTTCACCGTCAGGGAGTTCCATGATCGCAAACAAGCTGAGGCAGTTCTACACGGCCTTCTCGATGGTTACCGGGTTCCCGGAACCGAATGGTTCAACATACATCCAGAGGAAGCCGCTGGTTTGCTATGGGCCGTCGCTCGCCGGGATGCTCTCCCAGAGGGACCGGAAGGCGATGCAGGAGAACCTGACTGACAAATACGGCATCCGCCAGATCGAGGCCGACGAATGAGCCTCAAGACCAAAATCCTCTGCCGCCTCGGGATGCACAAGTTCATCTCGATGCCGGTCAAATGTTACACCCTTCCCAATGCCCGCAACGTCATCGTCTGCGTGAGCGTCTGCCAGACCTGCGGCTATCGCAGCGATCTTTAAGGAGAAATTTTGAGAACACTGCTGATCGACGGGGACATCCTCGTCGTATCAACCCTAGCCACCCACGAAGTCGAGACCGACTGGGGTGACGACCAATGGACGCTCCATTGCGATGTGAAGGCAGCGAAGGCCGCGATCCTCGCCGCTATCGAGAATATGAAGACGGACCTCGACGCCGACGACGCGGTGATCACCCTGTCGATGGGCGAGACCTTCCGGCATCAGCTCTACGCTGGCTACAAGGCTGGCCGAAGCAGAAAGCCGGTCGGAACTGGTGAGGTGAAACGCTGGCTCATCGAAGAGCATGGCGCGAAGCTGAAACCGGGGATCGAGGCCGACGACACGATGGGCATCCTCGCGACCCATCCGAAGCTGATCAAGGGCGAGAAGATCATCGTCAGCCAGGACAAAGACATGCTCACCATCCCGGGCAAGCTCTACCGGGGCGGAGAGATCATCGACGTGTCGCCGGGTGAAGCTCGGTACAACTGGATGATGCAGACGCTGACCGGAGATGTGACCGATGGTTACCCGGGGCTCAAGGGCATGGGCAAGGTCGGCGCGGCCAAGCTGCTCGACAAGGTCGGACCTGATGAGGACCCGTGGCCAGCGGTGGTCGCAGCCTACGAGAAAGCCGGGTTGACCGAGGAGGACGCGCTGCTTCAGGCTCGTCTCGCTCGCATCCTTCACTGGACCGACTACGACTTCAAGACGAAGGAGGCCAAGCTGTGGCATCCGTGAAGTCGGACGGGGGCTCGACCTCCTATTACAACATCCCCGAATACGCGACCGATCTGCAGGACCTGATCGAGCACAAGCGGATGGAGTTCGGCCTCGGCAACATCTTCAAGGCTTGCTACCGGCTGGGCGAGAAAGATGGTACGTCGAAGCGCTACGACCTCAACAAGATCATCTTCTTCGCTCAGCGCGAGTTGGCAAGGATGGATCGAGAAGAGGTTACGACGTCCTGAACTCTGGGACTTCGTTGACCAGTCGGTTTATCGCATCCTCGTAACGAATATTCAGAAAGTAGCGGTGGGGACCTTCTGTTCCCGCTGCTGCCATGTAGATAATCGTTTGTCCTTCTTTCGACGCTGGCTCCACGGAAAGGATGTACTTCGAGTTTATCATCACTTCCGAGGAGTTGCTCACTCCAGCTTTATTAAACAGAACAAGTGCCATTCGGGTACCTCTGGTTGACCATTCGGACGCCAGCACCCTCCTGATTGGTCCCGAGTCTGTCAAGATAGGGGCAACAGTAGCATGTCTCAGGAAGCCCTAGAGAAACCTCACGTTACCAAGCAACTGGTTGAACATCTGGAGGCGGTCTACTCGGATCGCCTTTCAGACAACATCCTCCACATTTCAGATCGCGAGCTTGGCTCCTTGGTAGGCCAGCAAGTCGTGGTCAAATACCTCAGGGGGCTTCTCGCACAACAGGAAGAAGAAGCCATCCTCTAATGTGTCCACCGAAGCGACCCAAAATTCAGAAGGCCGACCCCGTGATCGCGCCACCGCCTCCTGCGGCTGATGTCCAGAAGGCACCAGTTCTGAACGAAGCAACTATCCCGACCGCCTCCGAAGGCGCATCGGCGAGCATCTCGCGCAGGGGCCGTTCGTCCCTCGTCATCCCTCTGACCAACACCCGGCAATCCGGGGTCAACATCCCCCGATAAACTTTGGCTGAAATCGAGAAGGTCTCGGCCAAGGCTCTCTACGACAAACTGGTCACCGACCGCGATCCGTATCTCAAGCGGGCGCAGGAAGCTGCCAGTCTGACGGTTCCGCACCTGATGCCACCCGATGGCGTCACTGCGTCGACCAAGTTGAATGAGCCTTCGCAAAGTCTCGGTGCAAGGGGTGTGCGCCATCTGGCGTCCAAGGTCCAACTCGCACTGTTCCCCATCAATACCCCGCCGTTCAAATACGAGATCGACGATATCACCATTCGGAAGATCACCGAGGGCCAGGGCAAGAATGGGGAAGTCAATAAGGCCCTGAGTGAACGCGAGCGAGCTGTCGTTTCAGAAATGAACGGCTCCGTGTTCCGGCCTGTGTCTTTCGAAGCGTGTCGCCAGCTCATCGTGGCTGGGAACTACCTCCTGCATATACCGAAGGAGGGCCGCCCGAGAGGCTTCCGCCTGAACCAATTCGTCGTCGACCGTGACGGCTCCGGTAATCTCCTCGACGCCGTTGTCAAGGAAAGCATGTCGCGTGAAGCGCTGCCCCCGGAGATCGCCGCCCAGCTCGGCAATACGGAACAGAAGGACACCGACCGCGAGGCCAATATCGACATCTACACCCACATTCGACGGGTGGAAGACAAGTTCATCGTCTCGCAGCAGATCGATGATGTCGAGGTTGGTGAAGCCGGGGAATACCCGGTCGATGACGTGCCGTGGCTCGCGCTGCGCCTCACGTATATCGAAGGTGAGAACTATGGCCGAGGCTTTGTCGACGAATACATCGGCGATCTCTCTGCTCTCGACGCGCTCACCGAAGCTCTCCGCGATGGTACCGCTCAGTCGGCCAAGGTCGTCTGGCTCGTCGCACCGAACTCCGTCGTCAAGGCCCAGCAACTCGCTAAGGCCAAGAACGGTGGTTTCGTCACAGGTGAAGCCAACGCCGTCGTCCCCCTGCAGGTCAACAAACACGCCGACTTCTCGGTCGCCGAGCGTTTCATCGCCCAGCTGATCGAGCGTCTCTCCTTCGCGTTCATGCTCAACAGCGCTGTCCAGCGTGGTGGCGAGCGTGTGACTGCCGAGGAGATCAGGTTTGTCGCCAGCGAACTGGATCAGGGCATGGGCGGGATGTACTCCCTCCTGTCCGAAGAGTTCCAGCTCCCCGTCGTGCGTCTCTACGAGAAGCGCATGGAACACAATCGCAAGGTCCCGCCGCTTCCCAAGGGTGTGACCAGCATCAAGATCATCGCCGGTATCGACGCTCTGGGCCGAGGCAACGACCTCCAGAACCTCGACGCTTTCATCGCAGGACTCGGACAGCTGTTCGGACCTGAGGAAGTGGCTCGCCGGATCAACGCTGGTGAATACATGACCCGCCGTGGTGCCGCTCTCGGTATCGACACGAACGGTCTCGTCCGCACCGACGAAGAACTCCAGGGCGGCGATCAGCAGTCGCAGATGCAGCAGCTCATCGAGAAGCTCGGTCCACAAGCCATCGCTCAAATGGGCGGTATGGCGAAGGAGGGCATGAAGCAGGAAGCCGCTGCCCAACCAGAAGGAACCCCGAATGGCTGATGAAGCCCCGAAGGCCGAACCCAAGGCCAAGACCACCCGCGTCAAACCCGCAGCGGCACCCGCCGTTGAAACCCCGACCAAGCCCGTAATCATCCGAGAGGACTTTTAATGCAGATCGAAGCAGCCGCAGCAGTGACACCCGAAGCATCCGCAGAAGTTGATCCTGCTGCAGCCGCTCTCGCCGAAGCCGCAGCCGCAGCCCCAGTTTCCACCGAGGAAGCACTGAGGGCCAAGGCCGACGCCGACGTAGCGGCTCAGACCGAAGCAGAAGCACCGGCCCGACCGGAGTGGCTCCCCGAGGAGTTCGACACGCCGGAAGCCATGGCAGAAGCCTTTGCCGCGCTGAAGGCCGGAACCAAGGAAGAGCCGAAGGTCGAGGGCGAAGAGCCTCCGGTCACGGAAGACACTCCCCCGGCAACCGTCGACGTCAAGGCGATCAGCGCCGAGTGGGACGAGAAGGGTGAACTGTCCGAAGCAACCTACACCGACCTCGCAGCCAAGGGCTTCGACAAGGCCACGGTCGACAGCTACATCGCCGGTCAGAAAGCCCTCGCGGATGCCGCAGATCGTCGCCTGACGGATGCTGCCGGTGGCAAGGAGAACCTCGACCGAATGTTCGCTTGGGCCTCCACCTCGCTCACCCCGGCTGAGATCGACAGCTACAACGCCTCGTTCTCCAACGCCGACGTCAATGCCGCCGAGATCGCCATCGCCCAGCTCAAGGGCAAGTACGAAGCCGCCAATGGCCGCGACCCCAAGCTCCTCGGTGGCAAGGCTCCCAGCCAGCTCGCCGACACGTTCGCTTCGTGGGCCGAAGTCACCAAGGCAATGAGCGACCCGCGTTACGACAAGGACCCGGCATATCGGGCCAAGGTCGAAGCCAAGGTCGGTCGATCCGACATCAAACAATAACCGAAAGGAACCATGGCCTACGCTCTAGGCCGTGGAAGCCTCGCCAAGCTCACTGGTGTACATCCTGACCTCGTCAAGATCATCAAGCGGGCTATCGAAATCACCCCAGTTGACTTTCAAGTATTGGAAGGCATCCGGTCACTGGCTCGACAGAAAGAGCTGGTGGCTAAGGGTGCATCAACTACACTTCGTTCTCGCCACATCACCGGTCATGCAGTGGACATTGCTCCGCTGATCGACGGTAAAGTGTCGTGGCACTGGCCGCATTTCTATCCGCTCGCAGAAGCCATCAAGAAGGCAGCAGCGGAACTGGGTGTGGCCATCGAATGGGGTGGTGATTGGAAGACCTTCAAAGACGGTCCCCACTGGCAGCTTCCATGGGCCAAGTATCCAGCATGAAACTCTCCAAGCGAAAGACTTCCAAGGTCTGGCTTGCGTTAAACACCGTCGCTTCATTCTCGGCTCTGTTCTTCGCTCTATTCAAGGGCATGGATGGGGCGGCGATGGCATTGTCCGCTCTACCTCCGTTCTTCTACGGCATCTACACAGGTGTCGGGCACATGGACATGCGACGGCTGATCTCCTCCCAACTCTCACCACAGCAAGGACCCGAGTGCCCGCCTTCATTCTCAAATGGGTAGCCCCGATCCTGATCGTCCTGGCTGTTGTCGGTGGCATCTACGCCAAAGGTCAACTCGACGCCCGACACGCCGCCGAGCTGGCAACCGTCCAGCGCGATCTGAAGACCGCCACGAACGTTCTCAAGTTGGAACGCGAGGCCCGCACTGCCGATGCAGCCCTAGCTCAGGCTCAGGCTCAACGGATCAACACCCTTTCCGCCCAATCCGATGCAATACAGGAGTATGCCGATGCGCTTGAAGATGCTCGTCGTGAGTGCCTTAGCGGCGCTGGCAATGAGCGGCTGCGCGACCTCTGGAAATAGCCTCTGGCTTCCACCGCCGGTCATCCCGGCAGACCTCCGCGTCTGCTTCGATCATACGGTCCCTGCGCCCAAACCCGGGCCGCTGACCAAGTCTGACGTCTTCCGCCTCATCACGAAGCTGAAGCTGTCGGAAGCTGAGAAAGTCGAATGTGGGAAGCGTCTGATCGCCTTCCACGACAACATCTCGAAATAGGGGCAACAGTAGGATCATTTGTTCGATCCGTTGATTGCCCTCCATTAAAGGCCTGAGCCTCTGATCCTTCGGGATTAAGCTCGGGCCATCTCAATTCCTGATCCGATGTTTCTGACCGATCCCGCCTCTTCTCAGAGGGCGATCAACAGGAACCAAGGAAGTCTCACAGCAGACCCTTGGCGACCCGCCGACTTTCCCTTGCGGGGGATAGAAGCCGGATAATCCCAATCGTCCACCTGTGCTGCTCCGAGGTCCTTCACCTCAGAACAACGACAGGAAATTCTATGGCAGACGCAATTGTCTCCCGCCTTGGTCAGGCCAACGGCGCGGGTGACGTAAAGGCAAACTTCGTCAAGGTAGCAACCGGCGAAGTAATCACCGCTTTCGCTCGGACGACTGAGTTCGCCGACAAGCACATGGTCCGCAACATCAAGGAAGGCAAGTCCGCTTCCTTCCCGGCAACGGGCCGCACGACTGGCGCTCGCTATCATACCCCGGGTGCTCAGGTTCTCGGTACGGTCTTCAAGGCCAACGAGCGTGTAATCACCATCGACGATCTGCTCCTCACGGACGCATTCGTTGCCAACATCGACGAAGCCATGAACCACTTTGAGGTTCGCGGCGAAATCACCAAGCAGATGGGCGAAGAACTCGCTCAGGCTTACGACGCAAACGTTGCTCGGGTCGGCGTCCTCGCTGCTCGCGGCTCCGCTGTTGTCGACGGTCTGCCGGGTGGCTCGGCTCTCACGAACGCTGCATTCCTCACGGACAGCGACGTTATGGCTGCTGCCTTCTTCACGGCTGCTGCAACCTTCGACGAGAAGTTCGTTCCGGCCTCGGAGCGCTACGGCTACGTCAAGCCGGTCCAGTATTACGCTCTGGCCCAGAACACCAAGGTCATCAACAAGGACTGGGACGGCAAGGGTTCCTACTCGGACGGCAAGGTAGTCAAGATCGCGGACATCCCGCTGGTCAAGACCGCAAACCTGCCGAACGGTCAGAACATCGCAACCGGTCCAGCCGCCTACCAGGGCAACTTCACCAACACCGCAGCTCTTATCATGCATAAGGCCGCTGTCGGTACCGTGAAGCTCCTCGATCTGGCAATGGAGACGGAATACATGGTCTCGCGTCAGGGCACCCTCATGGTTGCCAAGTACGCGGTCGGCCACGGCATCCTCCGTCCCGAGTGCGCTATCGAGCTGAAGACTGCCTAATCGGCACACCAACTTCCTTAACCGGGGTCCTTAACAGGGCTCCGGTTTTTTCGTTTTTCAATCTAGCGGAGAAACTTCCATGACACTGGGGCTCGCCCCTCTGACAGAGCTTGATGCTGTCAACGAAATCCTCGGAACCATCGCGGAAAGCCCGGTCAACTCTCTCGACGAAGAGGTTGTCATCGACGCTTCTCTCGCAATGAAGATACTCAAGACTACCTCGGTCGAGGTTCAGTCGCGTGGCTGGTGGTTCAACCGGCTCGACGAATACGAGCTACTCCCCGACGTCCGCAAGGAAATCCAGCTCCCGCCGAACGTCCTCAAGATCAAGGCGACCGGAGCAACCTCCTCGAAAGTCGTCCAGCGCGGCCAGCTCCTCTACGACCTGACGAACAAGACCCTCGAGTTCGAAGCCCCGGTTACCGTGGAGCTGACGCAGGGTCTCGAGTTCGAAGAGATGCCTTCGACGGCCCGGGTCTACATCACGGTTCGCGCCGCTCGGAAATATCAGGATCGCTACTTCGGTGATCAGGCGACGCACTCGTACACCAAACAGGACGAGACCGAAGCTCTGGCGGCGTTGAAGAACGAAGACCTGGAGTTCGACGATCCCAACATGCTGGAAGACAGCCAGTTCGTCTCGGGACTGCGGAAGCCGTAACTCTTGGCTCGCATCTCCGGGTCTATCCCAAACCTCGCGAACGGGGTCAGCCAACAGGCTATGTCCCTTCGCCTCGCCACCCAAGGCGATCTACAGGTCAACGCATATTCCACCATCATCGAAGGAAAGAAGAAGCGGCCCCCGACCGAATACGTGGCTGCTCTCGGTGCTGATCTCCTCGACGGCTCCCCGCTGTTCACCCACCTGATCCAGCGCGACGGAACCGAGCAATACTGGGTCTTCATGACCAAGAACGGCATCCGGGTGTTCGATCTCACCGGAGTCGAGAAGACGGTCAACGCCCCCGAAGGCTACGACTATCTCTCGCACAGTAACGGTCTGAAGACTGCCCCGTTCAGGGCTACGACCGTGGCCGACTACACGTTCATCGTGAACCAGACCAAGACGGTCAGCTTGGCTTCGACGACCACCCCGGCCTTCAAGAGCGATGCCATCCTGAACATCCAAGCCGGGAACTACGGCCGAACCTACGTCATCAAGATCGACGGCGTGGTGAAGGCTCAGTACCGGACGCCGGATGGCGACAGCGCTGCCCAGTCTCCCGCTGTGGATTGCACCTTCATCGCCCAGCGTCTGCTGAACGGTAAGACCATCGCGCTCGAAACCACGGTCAACGATCAGGCCAACGGCAACTGGACGTGGAAGTCGACGGACAAGAACCTTGTCGACGAGGGCATCACTGGGGCGAACGGCTGGTTCGTCAAGTCCATCGGGAGCACGATCTACATCCAGAAGACTGACGGGACGACGTTCCGCGCCGAGCTGGACGACGGCTTCAACGGCAATGCGTCCAAGGTGATCCAGAACGAAACTCAGGATTTCCCGTCGCTCCCCCGGCAGTGCGTCCATAACGCAGCCGTGGAGATCACAGGTGCGGCTGGGAACGAGTTCGACAACTACTACGTCCGATACGACGCCAAGAACGACGATCACCCGCACGGCATCTGGAAGGAGGTCCCTGAGCCGGGGATCAAGACCACGTTCAACGACACGACCATGCCGCATGTCCTCGTCCGCGAGGCGGATGGCACGTTCACGTTCAAACCAGCGACGTGGGACCTTCGCAAGGCCGGGGACGACAAGACCTGTCCGCAGCCCTCGTTCGTCGGGTCCAAGCTCAACGATGTCTTCTTCTTCAAGAACCGCGTTGGCTTCCTGTCGAAGGAGAGCGTGATCATGTCCCGGGCTGGAAGCTACTTCGACTTCTGGAGGGCAACCGCCACGGCGCTACTCGACGACGATCCTATCGACGTTGCCGGGGTTGGAGCCGAGGTCTCGATCCTTCATTACGCCGAGGCTCAGTTCGACCGGCTGGTCATCTTCTCCGACCGGCGACAGTTCATCCTCATGGGCAACGAGCTGCTCACTCCGAAGACAGTATCGATCCGTCCGTCCACGGCTTTCCCGAGTGCTCCTCAGGTTGCGCCAGTGTCGAGCGGCCAGTCGCTGTTCTTCGCCATGGACCGGGGTCTCTTCACGATGATCCGCGAATACACCATGGAACCGGAGACCGGCAGGGCCGACGCCGACGACACCACCTCTCACGTTCCCCAGTATATCCCGGGTTCGCCGACGCTCATGGCTGCGGCACCTCAGGAAGACATGCTGGCTGTCTACTCCCCACAGGACCCGGCAGCTCTCTACGTCTACAAATATTACTGGGCGCAGGACCAGAAGCTCCAGTCGAGCTGGTCTCGCTGGGAGTTCCCCGGTGTCGAAACCATCCTGAACTTCAAGTTCATCGATAGTAAGCTGCTGCTCGTCCTGAACCGGAATGGTTCCGTCTTCTTCGAGACGATGGACATCCAGCCGGGAGCTGTCGATCCGGGTGGTGAGTTCGTGATCAACCTCGACCGCCGCATCCTTGTGTCCAGCACTGCTGGTCGCATCTACGACCCTTTCAACGATAAGACCGTGGTTCCCGTCTCGTTCGACCCGAGCGAGGAGGACTACGTCTGCGTAACAGGGGCAACAGGAGGAACTGCACTGCCTCACGGCATCATGGTGCAAATCCTTGAGAAAGGCGTCGATACGGTCACGCTGGCTGGCGATGTGACGCAGGAGAAGCTGTACTTCGGTACGCCTTACGTCATGCGTTATCGCTTCTCGGACATCTTCATCCGACAGCCGAGCCAGAACGGCGGTTCCTCTGCGGTCACGCAGGGCCGTCTGCAGCTGATCAAGCTGATCCTGCAGTATTCGAAGTCCACGTTCATTCAGGTCGAGGTCACGCCTCTGGGCCGCGCCACGCGCACCTACGTTCACAACGGTCGCCTCATGGGTGATCCCGAGAACCGGGCTGGCATCGCCACTCTGAATGACGGCAACTTCGCGGTCCCCATCCTGGCCCAGAACAACCGGGTCAAGATCGAGATCGTCAACGATAGCTATCTCCCGTCCTCCGTCATCTCGGCGGAATGGGTCGGCGAGTATGTTTCACGAACACGGAGAGTTTAATTTGGTGACAATCCGCAGGGCCGAGGTGGCAGACGCTGTCTCCTTGGCTCCGCGCCTACGGGAAGCCGACCGACAGGAATGCCTAGCAAACCTCGGTATCGACCCAAAGTTCATCCTCCCGTACACCGTGATCGAAGGAGGCCCGAGCTGGGCTTTCATAGATGACGGCGGGAAGTGCATCGGCCTCTTTGGTGTCGACCCTGTAGACCAGCATCCTCATTTCGGGCTCTGCTGGATGGTCACATCCGACGACGTCTTCAAACATAAGAAGCAAATTCTGCGGGATAGCCCGATCTGGCTGAACAAGCTGCACGATCTCTACCCGCTCTTGGGCAATCACGTTGATGCCCGTAACGCGGCGCACGTCCGCTGGCTCCGGTGGCTCGGTTTCTCCATGCTGAGAACCATCCCCGAGTTCGGCGTCGAGCGTCGTCCCTTCATCGAGTTCGCAAAACTGAGGTCAGAACCATGTGCGTAGGAGCCGTGGGTTTGGCTGTTGCTCAGTTTGCCATGAGCGCCGCGAGTTCCGTCATGGGATTTCAGGCGCAAAAGCAGCAGTACGAAACGCAGCAGCAAGTCTACGAGAATAACCGGATCGCCGCGAATACGGCTGCGGTCAACACCATGGCCTCCACTCAGAACCGTATCCTGCAAGAACAGGCGGCGGCATCTGACGAGGCACAGAAGCTCAACATCGAAAGCGCCAAGGGTCGAGCCACAGCATCCGTTGCTGCTGGTGAAGCTGGCGTGAGTGGGCTGTCGGTCGATGCTCTCATCGCCGATTACTACGGTCAGCAGGGCCGCTTTGAGCGAACCCTCGACAATAACCTCCAGATGCAGACCGACTATCTCCGTGGCGAGATGGATGCGACCACCGCTCAGGCGGAAAGCCGGATCAATTCGGTCGATCAGGGCACACCCCCGTCATTCGCAGACGCAGCACTTCGCGTTCTCGGCGGCGGTCTCGACGCCTTCACAGGCTACAAGCGCAACAAGTTAGGATAACAGCATGGCACAGGGCCGGGTTCAGGCACCGGAGCTGCAGGGCAACGTCGCTCTGCGTCCAGCTCCCATTCAATCAGACACATACGCCGCTCCGGCCCGACCGGCGACGGACAACAGGATGGCGTCCTTGGCTCAGGCCTTGGCGTCATTCTCCGACAGCATCGGCAACTTCGCCCCCACGGTGAAGCCCTCGGAAGAGGACAAGAAGCGAGCCATCTGGGCGGCAGAGCGGAAGATGGAGGGCATGTCCCTTGAGGAAACCCGTCAGGCCGTAGACAACGGCTCCCTCCCAGTGTTCGGCGACAAGTGGGCACAGCAGTCCGCCAACGCCATCGCCGGGGGCAAGGCCGGGTATCTCTTCGCCAACGAGCTGAAGGACCAGATGACTCGGGACTTCGACTGGGACGGCGGCGATCCCGACCGGCACATCACCAACGCGATCAACGGCTACATCGAGAACAGCCCGTACAAGGACGATCCGAACTTCGGTTCCAACTTCGTGCGGAATGCCTCGGCTTTGCGCGAGTGGGGCGTCAAGTTCAAGATGGACCGGAAGACCGAGCAGTTCGTCGAGATGCAGGGCCAGTCGGCCTTCGATTTCGTCGACACGTTCATCCAGAGCCAAGCCGAAGGTACCGACCCGGGCGAACTGGCGAAGAACCTCTTCAAACAGCTCCCGATGCTAGGCAAGAAGGGCACCCTCGGCGTGAACGAGGAGGCACTGGAGGGCGAAGTCCTGAACGCTGCCCGTCGTGTGGCATGGACGCACCCCGAAGTCGCCCTGGCTATCATCAATCACACCCGCACGGGCCGCGACGGCATGGACCGCTCGTTCGCCATGGACAAGGACAAGCGCGACGTCGTCCTGCAGATCAGGGCTCAGGCCGCGAAGGCAATCGGCGATCAGTTCGAAGCCAGCGAGAAGGAGCGCATCCGCAACTTCAACGTCGAGGTGTTCAAGGCCGGGAACGGCGACCAGATCGTCGACCGGGTGATCCAGACCCCAGACGGTCGCGAGGTCACAATCACGGCTGAGCAGCAGCGCAAGGAGGTCGACGCCGAGTACGCCCGCCAGTCCCAGCTCATCGCCAAGAGCCGCAAGGAAACGCCCACCGAGACGATGTTCCGCGAACTGCGGGATTACCGTAGCCAGGGTGCGGTCCACAAGGGCTTGGAGCAGACGCTGACCGGCATGGCTGACATGGCCACGGTCGATATGATCGGCGATGCCCCGGGCCGGGAGCAGCTCATGAACAAGCTGAACGTCTACCGGCAGCTCCGTCAGGAGAGCAAGAACTCGATCATGGCTTACACCAAGGAGAAGGACCGAGACTTCGCGGAAGCCTTCGTCGAAGCCACGGACTACCTCGACATGTCCGACGACGCCGCTCTCGACTTCGCCATCAAGGTGACCCAGCCAATCGACGCCGCTGGCCGTGAGCAGGTCGCCAAGTACCAGCGCGAGATCGACGCCGAGATCGGCAACCTGTCCACCAAGAAGGGCATGTTCGGTATCGAGTGGGACAGCGATCCGACGAACTTCTCGACGGTTCGCACCAAGGTCTCACAGCTGGCTCAGAAGATCGTCGCAGCCGGGGTCAAGCCCAAGGACGCGATCACGATGGCCGCGAGTGCCGTGAAGGCGAACACCCAGTCGCACAACGGTACGCTCCTCGATCTCAACGGTCTGGACGTGCCGGATCAGTTCCCTGACGCTGTCGACGAGGCTCTGGTCCAGTTCATGGCTGCGAACCCGAAGGTCATCGAGCGCTCTGGCCTCGATCCCGAGGATCTCACCATTGTTCCGCTCGGGGGCGATGTCTCCGGTGGCCGCTTCAAGATCGTCTCCAAGGATAACGTGGCCGTCCCACTCTATAACGACCGGCAGGAAGTCGCGGTGCTCACGCTCCCCGGTATCCGAAAGGCGTGGAACGAGCGGAAGCAGGAAGAAGATAGGGGCAACCTTAGGCAGGACGTATTCGATCACTCTGCTGAACAGAAAGGCCTCGTCTTCGCTGTCGACACCGACGGTTCCAAGGCATGGGTCGATCCCAAGACCAAGGAAGTCTACTCCTTCCAGTACACCGAGAAGGACGACCGCCCGATCTGGAAGAAGACCGGGAAACGCTATCGTCGAGCCATCGTCACCAAGGAAGGCGGCGGCTTCGTTCTGCGAGGCTTCGAAGGCGGCAAGTTCTGGGGACGTCTCCGGGGCTCCGACCTCAAGAAGTACCGCCAAGACATGAAGGAGTGGGAGAAAGAGCACGACAAGGCCGCAGCAGAGCGGCGGAAGTTCTGGGGCTCGTTACTTCCCAGCATCAAGGTCGGGGACACCGTCCTCAACGACTAAACCCAAGTTCGGCCTCGGATAATCTCCGGGGCCTTTTTTCTTTTAGGAGAACTCATGAACCAGACCCTCGCAGCTGCCATCAAGGCCGAGGCAGAAGAACTGGGTGCAAACCCTTACGACCTCGCCACGGTCATGTCCTACGAGACAGGTGGCACCTTCGATATCTGGAAGAAAGGCCCGACGACGCAGTGGGGCCAGCACATCGGCCTGATCCAGATGGGCGAACCGCAGCGCGAGAAGTACGGCTACCATGAGGGGATTTCCGACGTGGATGCCGTCAAGGCGTCTGGCAAATACCTGAGGGACAACGGCTTCAAACCGGGCATGGGCCTCCTCGACATCTATTCGATCATCAACGCTGGCGGTCCCGGCCTCTATAATCGGTCGGACGCGAACAACGGCGGCGCTCCCGGCACGGTTCGGGACAAGGTCGAGACGCAGATGGAAGGTCACAAGGCCAAGGCTGCGGCTCTCCTCAGTGACATCGTCGGCAGTCCTGACGAATGGCTGGCGCAGAACCAGATGAACCGCTCAGTCGAGCAAAGTGAACTGGCTTCACCTAGCGACGACCAGATCAAGGCGGCTCAATACCGCTACGATCCCAAGGCCAACCCGCTGTCGGGCGAGAATATCCCGTTCTCGATCAACAACCCGAACAACCTCCCACCGGAGCAGCGCGAGGAGCACTCGGTCGGAGACCTGGCTAAGGCCGCTTTCCAGTCTGAGAGCACCACGGCTTGGCTCTTCCAGTCACCTCCCGAGACCGACCGGAACCCGGAGTGGAGCCTCTCTCACAGCCGAGCTGAGAATGATCTCAAGGCGATGGGAGCGGATGCCAAGACCTACGGCCCGTGGCTGACCGAGGCTCATTCCGAGGAGCACTACGGCGCGGTCAAGGAGGCAATCACCAAGGACCTTCGGCAGCAGACGATGCTGAACGAGGCTGGCTTCACCGGGACCGCGATGCGTGTCGGCGTGGCTATGCTCGATCCGGTCGAGTTGGGCGTTGACGTGGCAGCAGCCGCAGTAGCTCCCCAGTTCGTCGGTGCCAAGCGGGCCGAGAGGCTTTACCGGGCGATCAACGCTGGTGTCGCAGGTGGTGTCGGTGGTCTCGTCGCAGGTGCCGTGGGCGCTGCCGTCAACCCGCATCAGAACGCCACAGACGCGCTCTATGGCTCGGTCTTCGGTCTCGGCGTGGGTGGGGTCGTCGGTGCGCTCTCTCGCAATCCTGCCACCCTGACGGAGGCTGTGCGCTTCCAAGCAGTGGCTGATCAGGCCCGTAGACACGCCGATGGCGAACTGCCGGCGATCAACATGGGCAGCTCCGCAGGTGCCGCTCAGGCTCCGCAGCAGAAGTCGTTCCTCAACGATGAAGCTCTGGAGTTCGTTGGCGACGACGAGATCGAGAAGTCAGCCTTCCTCGGTGGTCGCGTCGATCTCTATGCTCAGATGGACAAGTCCCCGAACACCCTCGTTCGCATCGGTGGCGGTCTGGTCAACGACGGCGTCGGCAAGAAGAACGGCGCGGTCAACGGCATCTCGGCCTCCGAGGAACAGGGCCGCTACTGGACCGTATGGGCTGGCGACTACATGAAGACCTACCGTCCCGCCTTGGATGACTTCCGGGCCAGACACTCGACCAGCTTCATGGATGGGCCGAGGGTCGAGCGGGACTTCAACGAGCAGGTCTACCATTACATCGTCGACCGTAGACCTGGGCGATCCGACCGATATGACCCGGCTGTGGTGAAGATGGGCAACCATCAGGCCAAGCTCTACCGGGAGATCGGCGAGACGGCTCAGAACCCGTTCATCCGCGAGGGCATGACGGGCGATAGCGTCAAGGGGTTCGAACAGTGGGCGGCAAACCAGCACTACGCCATGCGCCGCTGGGACGCCGACAAGCTGGTCGAGATCACCAAGGACTATGTCGACGGGACCATCAAGGACCTGATCGCTGGCGCAATCCGCAAGGCGAACGCCGACATGGAAGAGACGCTGATCGACAGCCTGTCCAAGGGTTTCACCCGTGCGATCACCAATCGCGCACACGGACTCGACGATGCTGCTGTGAGGGCGATGAGCGGGGACGACATCGAGACCCTCATGGAAGTCCTGACGCTCGACGGTGGGCTCTCTCGGGCTGATGCGGACGCTGTTCTGCACCGGTTCAAGAAGACGTCCGACGCCGGGGTAGATGCTCGGGCCAAGCACAGGCTCCTGCTGTCCGAAGACTTCCGCCTCGACGCTGTTCTCCGCAAGGATGGCACGTTGGACGAGGAAGGCCTTGGCGTTCTCGACCTGATCAACACCGACGCATCGACCAACTTCCTCTCCTACGCCCGTCACATGTCGGGGATCATCGCGCTCTCGCGCTACCGCTTCAAAGACCCGGGCGGCAACGGCGATCTGCTGATCAACGGTTTCAGGAGCGATGGTGATTTCGAGCACTACAAGCAGCTCGTCCGTCGTCGTGGCGCTGAGCTGATCTCGGAAGGCAAGATGACGAAGGAAGGCGTCGACAAGGACATCGCCAACCTCGACATGGCCTACAGCGCAATCCGCGGTCGTCCGGTTCATGCCGGGGAGAACACCGACTTCGGCTGGTGGTCTCGGGCTATTCGGAAGATGAACTTCACCCGGATCATGAACCAAGTGGGCTTTGCTCAGATTTCTGAAATTGGGGCAACAGTAGGCACACTGGGGTTCAAAGCCGCGATGTCGCAGGTACCAGCCGTGCGCCGGATGATGGGCCAGAACGGGGAGACAATCCTCAGGTCTGGTCTCGCGAACGATCTCGAAACGTGGGTCGGCGTGGGAACCGAAAGGCTCCTGCATCGGAACAACTATCAGATCGACGAGATGACCGGAGCAGCCGAAGTCGGCGCTGGCCGTTGGCGCGACAGGATCGATCGGGCGCTGAACCGGGCGAACAACGTCACGGCAGAAGTCTCGGGGATGCGTCAGGCCAACGTCATGTTGGAACGCTGGACCGCAGCCTCTATCGTCCAGAAGTTCTCGGACATGGCGGCTGGGGCCAAGGGCCTCTCCAAGGCTCGACTGGCTGACCTCGGGCTGGAACCGGAAATGGCCGACCGGGTCTTCAAGATGTTCGGGGAGCCGGGGAACTTTGAGTTCGCCTCGGGCCTCATCACCGGCAAGAAGGTCACCCGGGCACACTTCGGCAAATGGGCCGACAAAGAAGCGCGTGAGGCGTTCCTTGCAGCGGTTGACCGCATGACCAAGCAGATCATCCAGAAGAACGACATTGGGAACATGATCCCGTGGATGTCCTCTCCTGCGGCGAAGCTGCTCATGCAGTTCCGATCCTTCATGGTCGGGGCTTACACCCGGCAGACCCTCAAGTCTCTCCACTTCCGTGACGCTCCCGCTCTGGGCGCGGCTATCGGGACTATGGCGATGGCTGGGGCCGCTTACGTCGCTCAGACCAAGGTTCAATCCATTGGTCGGGACGACGGTTGGGCTGAGGATCGACTGACGTGGAAGAAGATCGGCACTGCCTCGTTCGCGAGGGCTGGCGTCTCGTCCATCGTTCCCATGCTCGTCGACACTGGGATGTATGCCGCAGGTCGGAACGCGGTGTTCTCACACACCCGAACGACCGGTCAGGTCAGCAACATGTTCTTCGGCAACCCGACTACGGGCGGTCTGGATGACATCGTTCAGGCTGGCCGAGCAATCGCCGGTCTCTTCGAAGGCCGCGAGTGGTCTCAGGAGGAAGCCAGGGCGATCCCCCGCATCCTTCCGTTCGGCAACATGATCCTCCCGGTCACGGTCCTGAACTCCATGATCAACGACATGCCTGAGTTCGCACCTCGGGACAGAAACTAACGTCAACGCAGGGGGAGGCTTCGGTCTCCCTCTCTTTTCAAGGAAACAATGGCAGCTCCCATTCTGTCCTTCGTCATTTATTCTGGCGATGGAAGCAAGGTTAAGTTCACTTTCAACTTCCCGTACCTGTCCCGCGATCACATCAAGGTACTCGTCGACGGGGTTGAGACCGGGTCCTACACTTGGACCGGCACCAACGAAATCACACTCACGACCGCCCCGGCGACGGGCAAGAAGGTCACGATCAAGCGGGTCACCCCGAACGCGGGTCTCCTTTCCCAGATCATTGACGGCTCGACGCTCCGTTCGGAAGACATCAACCGACAGGCCAAACAGGCGATGTACTCCGCTCAGGAGGCCGCTGACATCGCAACCCTCGCAGTCACCGGCACACTCGCGGCTCCGACCTCGGACGCTGGCCGTGTAGCGCTCCAGTTCCCGTCCATTGAAGAGCGAGCAAACGGCATCCTCGGTTTCGACGAGAATGGTCAGTTCCGCGCCTTCACTGGTGCGGACATGCCGAAGGGACCGCAGGGCGACCAAGGTCCCGTTGGTGATCAAGGTCCGGTAGGTCCGCTCGGCCCAACTGGTCCTCAGGGTGCGATTGGCGAGACTGGCCCGCGTGGTCCCGAAGGTCCTCAGGGTCCTGATGGTATCGTTGGTCCGCAGGGACCTCAGGGTATTATCGGCCCCCAAGGCCCGCAGGGTCCTGCCGGTATCATGGGTCCGCAGGGTCCTCAGGGCGAGCGTGGCCAGACCGGCAACTCCTTCGATCCTGACGCCTTCGGTAACACCGCAGAGCGCGATGGCTACGACAGCCAACCCGAAGGCTTCGGCTACCTCGACCTCGTTCAAGGCAAGCTGTTCTTCAAGCTGTCCAGCACGGCTGGCGATTGGTCGACCGGCGTTGCCTTCGGTCAGGGTCCGCAGGGCATCCAAGGTGTCCAAGGCCCACAGGGCGTAGTTGGTCCTCAGGGTCCGACCGGCCCGACAGGTCCTCAGGGCATCCAAGGCCCTCAGGGCGTAGTTGGTCCGAAGGGCGACATTGGCTCGACTGGCGCAACTGGCGGCACGGGGCCTCAGGGTCCTTCTGGTCCGACCGGCTCGCAGGGTCCGATTGGTCCGACTGGTCCTGCCGGAACCCCGGGCATGATCTGGAAGGGCGCATGGTCCTCGACCACCGCCTACACCACGAAGGACGTCGTCTCCTACGGCGGCGCGACCTACATCTCCATCGCAGACGGCACGAACCGGACGCCGAGTGGCCAGCCCACGTACTGGTCTCTGGTTTCGGCCAAGGGCGATACTGGTCCTCAGGGTCCGACAGGTCCAACTGGCCCGACTGGTCCTCAGGGTTCCACGGGTCCGACCGGCGCTACCGGCGCAACTGGTCCGAAGGGTAACACCGGGGCCACCGGTCCTCAGGGGCCTCAAGGTGATCCCGGTAACTTCGACATCTACACCGGCTCTTCCGGCTCTGCCGTAACGTTCCCTGTCGGGCACTACATCTTCTGCATCGAAGGCGATGGTCTGCCCCGCAATGCTTCGACCGTTCCGCGCCTCGATACCGGCGACCTCAACCGCTACCGGAACAACGGAGCCGGAGCCGTCTTGGGCGGGACTTGGCGTGTCCGAGGAATTGAAGACCAGTCCGGTGTTCGACACGCACTCATGCAAAGGACAGCCTAATGGCCAAATTCCACCAACTCCTCGCGGTTGCCGAACAGGCGCAGCCGGACTGCTACATCGCCACCATCATCGCTGACATCGACGGAGACGGCACTACCGAGACGGTCCTCTACGGCATCCTGCCCGACGACAACTACGGCATCGCACCTCAGGTCAAAGCTGCGGTGGTCGAATGGGTGAACAAAGGACAGCCCGTCGCCCCCTACGTGCCGCCCACAGCGGAGGAGCTACGGAGCATTATGCCCGCGCTCTCCCGGCGTCAGCTCCTGCTGGGGCTGATTTCCATCGGCATCACCGAGGCTACCGTCGACGCAGCTCTCGCTGGCGACACCGAGGGCATGATCGAGTGGAAGTACGCCTCGACGTTCAGCCGCTCACACCCGCTCATCGCTGACTTGAGCATCAACTTCGGCCTCCCTCCCGAGCAGGTAGACAGCCTGTGGCTCTGGGCAGTCGGATTGTAACAACCCCGGCCTCACTTCGGTGGGGCCTTCCTCACATCGAAAGAACAATGGAACACACCACCACGGCGGTGGCGGCTTCGGCTGTCACCACCCCATTCTGGTTGCCTTGGCTACAGACTGCTTCAGAGACCGCAGCAACCCTCGCTCCCATCCTCGGTCTCGTCTGGCTCCTGATCCAGATATTCGCCAAGACAATCGAAACCTACCAGCGCGTGAAGGATCGCAAGAATGAAGACTGACAAGTCCAAGATGGACGGGCTCTTCGACAAATTCGCGGAGCTGCTCGCTGAAACCCTCGATCAGGGCAAGGCCGTCATCGACAAGGACACCGGGGAGATCACCCGGGTTACCCCCGACGCTGCGACCCTGAACGTCGTCCGTCAATTCCTCAAGGACACCGGCACGGTTCTCCAGCCAGGAACATCACATGAGGCCGTCGACCGGCTTCGCAACCGAGACCTCCCGTTCAACGGCGAGGAATACGAAGAAGGACACGTCCACTAATGAACATCACCACCTCCAACGTCTTCACAGACGCCGTCCTGATCCAGTCCGAAGACACCTTCGACATCTCGATCAGCGGAACCTTCAGCGCCACCGTGGTCGTCCAGCGTTCGAAGGATGGCACGAACTGGCGTACCGTCGAGAGCTTCACGGCTCCGGTCGAGAAGTCTGGCCGCAGCGGCTCGGCTTGGTACTACCGAGTTGGCGTCCCGTCTGGCGGTTACACGTCGGGCACCGTAGTCGCCGAAATCTACGGCTAAGGCTGAAACTTGTCGCTCTACGCGATACTCTTCAACGTTCTCATGTCGACAGTGGCGGTGGATGGGGATGCGGTTCCGCAGCCTCCCATCGTTCCCGTGCCGGTCCAGCGCAACATCACCAGAACGATTGGCCCCGGCAACGACGGCCAAGGTCTGAGCGCTGGCACCTCGGCGACGACTGTCACATCGAACCACTCCTACGCCAACGAGAGCGGCGAGGAACTGACGACGCTGGCCGTGGTCTACTCTGGCTTCGCAGCGATCAACAACGCAGCGGAGTCGAGCTGCCCCTCGGCTTACCCGATTGTCGCCACGGTGGAATACCCGGTCGGCAGTGCCGTCCAGACCTTCACGTTCGGCGGCAGCGGCACAGGCTCGGTCCCGGCTGGAGCACCGGCTTACATCTCCGACGAGATCACGCTGACAACTCCGATCCCGGCAGGGGCTACCTTCAAGATCGCCAGCTCGGCGACCCTTGAGATTGGCCAGAAGGTACCGATGTCCCGCGACAGTGTGACCCCGGCCTTCCGCCCGTCCGGTATCGTCTCGACGCTGATGTCCGACAAGAACAGGTTCGTCCCGTTCGCTATCGGCGACAGCATCTTCACCAACGACGGTATGCCTCCTTCGGCGGCTGCTGCGGGTGTCTGCCCGATCTTCCAGCTCTCGATGATCGGCGGGACGCTGTTCCAGAACGTCAACAACTTCACCAAGCGTGTCGCTCTGGCGAAGGCCCTCGGCTGTACCCACGCTGTCATCAACTATCAGACGAACGACCACACCGCTGGTCAGACGTATGAGCAGCTGACGGCGAACGCCACGGCTATGGCCGATCTCATGAACGCCAACGACATGAAGACGATCTGGACCACGGGAACGCCGATTGCGAGCATACCTTCGGTGTCCGCATCCAGCGTGTCGGCCTCGGGCGGTTTCCTGAGCGTGACGGTTCCTGACGGCTCTCTGTTCCTGGCTGGGCAGTTCTGCGGCGTGGTGGGGGCGACAGCTCCGACGACGGCCAACGGGCGAAAGCTGATCACGGCAGTCGACGGGAACGTCCTGACGCTGAAGGCTCCGAACGTCGTCGATGGTGCGGTCACAGGCACGATCACGATCAGCCGCTACTACAACTACTCGTCTCAGCAGACGCACGGCGGTGGCAACCTTGCCGGTGGCGTCAACTCGGTCTGGTACCGGTTCTCCGAATGGGTGCGCTCGCATCCCGGCAACATCGTCGACCACATCGAGATCACCGACGTCCTAGCCCAGAGCAGAACGGTTCCGAAGTGGAAGACTGCGCCTGATCCGTACCTCCGCGCCGACAAGGCATCGCTGACAATCTCGACGATCACCTCGACCACGCGCTTCTATTACACCTCGGATGGCGACACCACGACCAACAACTGGTGTGCGGGTGGTCAGGTCATCTGGCTCACCGGGGCCAACGCAGGGACGGCCAGTGCGATCAGCGGCAACTCCGGTGGTCAGATCATCCTGACGTCCGCGCTCTCCAACATGGCCATCGGCGACACCTTCGCGATCTCCCTCGGGATTACCGGGCGTATGACCGAAGACGGCACCCATCCGCGAGCCTCGTACACATGGGGCGGCATCCCGGCGATGGTCGCAGCCATCAAGGCAAAGCTCACGGCTATCAAGGCCGTGTTCTAACACAGCAGCCCCGTGGCGAGCTTCAGGCTTGCCCGGGGTCTATCCCCTCCCAAACACCAAGGTGAATGTCCAAGAGCATCAACGGCCTGAAATCAGGCACAACCCTGAGCGGCTCAGACCCGCTTCTCGACTTTCGAAACTTCCTCTACGTCGTCTGGCTCCACCTGAACCTGCCGAAGCCCACCAAGGTTCAGTACGATATGGCTGGCTACCTCCAGCACGGCCCGAAGCGCATGATCATTCAGGCGTTCCGTGGTGTCGGCAAAAGCTGGGTCACCTCGGCATTCGTCTGCTGGCTTCTCTACTGCAATCCGCAGCTCAACATCCTCGTCATCTCAGCATCGAAGCAGCGGTCGGACGACTTCTCGACCTTCACGATGCGCCTCATCTTCGAAATGGACATCCTCGCGCATCTGCGCCCGGGTCCTGACCAGCGTTGCTCCAAGGTCTCGTTCGACGTTGGACCGGCTCGCGCCTCTCACGCTCCTTCGGTCAAGTCCCTCGGCATCACCTCGCAGATCGCAGGTTCCCGTGCCGACGTTCTGATCGCCGACGACGTGGAAGTCCCGAACAACTCCGACACCCACCTCAAACGCGAGAAGCTGTCCGAGCAGATCAAGGAGTTCGACGCCGTTCTCAAGCCGGGTGGCCGCATCATCTACCTCGGCACACCTCAGACCGAACAGTCGATCTACAATCTGCTGCCCGACCGTGGCTATCAGGTCCGAATTTGGACAGCCAGGTATCCCGACCCCGAACGCGCAGCCAAGTACGGCGCTCGTCTGGCACCCCTGATCACTCGGGAGCTGGAGAAGGACCCGGAGCTGGTGGGAAGGCCTGTCGATCCCGAACGCTTCTCCCCGCAGGACCTAGATGAACGCGAGTTGTCCTATGGCCGCTCGGGCTTCTCCCTGCAGTTCATGCTCGACACCAGCCTGTCGGACGAAGACAAGTACCCGCTCAAGCTCTCCGACCTGATCGTCATGGGCCTGAACCCGGGCAAGGGTCCGTCCGAGGTCGTCTGGTCGTCCGCTCCTGACCTGACCTACGAGCAGCTGCCGATGGTTGGTCTCCCCGGCGACCGCTACTACCGGCCAATGTTCATCGCCAAGGACTGGGTGGACTGGGAAGGCTCGGTCATGTTCGTCGACCCCTCAGGCCGAGGCAAGGACGAGACGTCGTGGGCAATCGTCAAGATGCTGCACGGCACCCTGTTCCTCACGAAGCTGAACGCCAAGCGAGGCGACGGCTACTCCGACGAGACGCTCATGGCGATCCTGAAGGACGCTCGGGAGCAGAAGGTCAACCTGATCCTCGTCGAGCCGAACTTCGGCGACGGCATGTTCGCCCAGCTTCTCAGGGCCAAGTCTCAGGTTCACTACCCGGTGACCGTCGAGGACGCTGCGTGGTCCAAGGCTCAGAAGGAGGCTCGGATCATCGACACGCTAGAGCCGATCATGAACCAGCACAGGCTCGTCATCTGCTCCTCTGTCGTCGAATGGGACTACTCGTCCACGACGAGCTACGGGCAGGAAGACATGAAGAACATGCGCTGCTTCTACCAGATGACGCGGATCACCCGGCAGCGTGGCGCTCTGGCTCACGACGACCGGCTGGACGCTCTGGCAGGAGCCGTGGCCTACTGGAACGAGTTCATGGCACGGAACACCGACAAGGCCGTGGCTGATCGGAAGCAAGAGCTGCTGGACGCAGAGCTGTCTCGTTTCATGGACAGCGTCCTCGGGTCCTCTATCGAGGCCCCTCGGTGGTTCTGAGACACCTGATCGAATAGGGGCAACAGTAGGTATGCCAGGGTTCAGACTATAGTTATAACTATGGTATCCACCTGAGAGACATCCTCCAAGGGGTACCTCGGTGATAACCAGAGGCCCACCTGAGAGACTTCAGTCAAGACCCGAGTGTGGGGGGAATAGGAGCAATCCATCCCCCACCTCCCAAGGCTCACCCGAGACAGACCTGGGCCTCACTGTGGTTCTGCCGTGGTAGAGCGGAGGGGCCGGAATGTTTGGTAGAAATTTCTGAGCCACCCAATCAGATAAGCGGATGGCGGCGCGACCCCCCATGCCCCCCTCGGTTCGGCTGGCGTTCTCCTTCCGTTCACGCTTTCGGATGGCCATTGTCACAGCTTTTGTCACACGGCAGCGCTCAACACCCTGATTTACAAGGGTTTGCGTGGGGATATGATATCCTTTCCGCAATTGATTGCCCTAGTGGAACCGTGGCGAACCGTGGCAGGATCGAAGGCGTTCAAAGCATTCCGTCGCGTCTCAGCCTATCGGTGTCTTTTGTTCACTATGGTTGAACACTGGCTCACCTATCGTTCACTCATGAACACTCAAGGCGTTGTCGTTCACTCTGGTTGAACACTAGTCGACCGTGGCTTATTAGCTCGCTCTAACTGACAAGATGTCACGATTTGTCCCGGCGACGGTTTGACCGTGGCGCGAACCGTGGCGCGTCCTATCGCCGAACCGTGGCGAACCGTGGCCCTACACGTGAGCCTTATACCGCGCGTATCGCGTCCCGGGCGTTCTTGATCCTGCCAAGAGGCGGATTTCTCCTGCAAATCAAGGGTTTGGACCCTGGCTCACCTCTCATAACCCATTGATCGGACTCGATAATTCCTGCGATTTCGACCGTTCCACAGGGATGATTTATCCCGTTTGCGGGAAGAAATAGACGGAAAGAGCCGAAGAAAAGAACCAATGAAATCAACATGATGTAAGAAAGATCAATCTTTTTCGATTTTAATCGTTGCAGCAGTGGAACGGATGGAAGATAACTAAATCACACCAGACGAACGGGTTGCCGGTTCTGGTGGGGCGGGTCAGAGCCGCTCGGTAAGCAAGAAGCCTCTAGGGGCGCTTGAGTTCTTTGACAGCGGCCAAGCCGCACTGAATAGACTTCACTGAAAGAGTGATCGCTGAACAGGCGTCATCCTGACAATCAAACCGAAACATCGCTTCCCACGGCTCTCCGGCCTAGCACCGGACATGCTGCCGGTTGACGATAGTGGCGGGGCGACGGGGAGACAAGAGAACGGCCCGACACTCTAGGGTTTGAAAGCATCCTTCACCTGATAGCAAGGATGATTAAGCCAGCCGCGAATGACTGGCAGGGAAGAGAACCGTACCTGAATAACGGGCTCATCGAACTACCTCTAAGGCGCTGTCCTTAGTTGGGGACCATGGCAATCCATGCGTCTCTAGCCAATGACAGCCAACGCAAAGCCGCTGCCGCGTCCTTTCGAAACTACCGGAAAGCCAGCCTGACAAGCTGCCGGAAGATGGACCATTGAGCCAGTCTTAAGCCGCAAGGCCGAGGCTCCACCGGGCAACCAGCCGCTATAGCTGCGTCCTGTCATCTCCACCAACGCAATATTCCCACTACAGGAGAGTACGACCATGTTCCGTGGCACCCTGATCCGCTCGGGCAACAACGCCAAGACCGTCAAAGGCGACGGTGAATACGAAACCGCCATCATGTACCTCGCGCCGTTCACTCTGGCTGGCACCAATGTCTGCCCGATGGCTGAGCAAGCCGGATGTGTCGCCGGATGCCTGAACACTGCCGGTCGCGGTCGGATGACGAACGTCCAGATCGCTCGCATCAATAAGACCAAGCGCTATCTCGCCAGCCGCACCGCGTTCATGGCTGAGCTAGTCGCCGACTTGGAAGGGTTTGTCCGCTACTGCCAGCGCAAGGGCGTCAAGCCAGCGGTTCGCCTGAACGGCACCTCTGACATCCAGTGGGAAGTGGCTCACTACGCCAGCCGTGGTGACGCTCGGGGCTCGGTCTTCGAACTCTTCCCTGAGGTCCAATTCTACGATTACACCAAGGTCTACAAGCGGGCTTACCGCGAGATGCCTTCGAACTACAGCCTCACCCTGAGCTATTCGGAAGCCAACCCGCGCTATGCCGAGGCGGTCACCAAGGCTGCAGCCGAGACCGGCATTAACTTGGCCGTGGTCTATCGGACCAAGGAACTGCGGGACTATTTCGTCGACAAGCTCGTCCAGTACGGCGAGACCTGCCGCGATGTCTTCGATGGTGACGCCACCGATCTTCGCTTCACTGATCCGCAGGGCGTGATCGTCGGTCTCTATGCCAAGGGCAAGGCCAAGGTCGACACCTCGGGCTTCGTCGTGGGCTGACGCCTCCACCAGCGCAACAATTCCACCAGCGGCACGGACTTGGCACCTCCAGCGGGTCCGTGTCGCAGGAACAGGGGAAACACCATGGCAAACCGCAAATACTACACCCTCGTATCCATCGACGGCTCACCCGGCTGCAAATGGGCAATCGAGTTCGGGGATTACAACTGCACGACTGTCGAGGACGAGCGAGACGACTTCCTTGATCGTGGCTGGAAGCGCCGCGAACTGAAGATCATCACCACGGGCGACACTCAGGCCGAGATCGATGCGGCTGTCGCCGAACTGAACAAGGACCTCTGACCATGTCCGTCTACGTCCTGAGCAAGAGCCCGACCTCGGGCAAGTGGCACATCTCTCATCAGGTTCCCGGCTGGATCACTCCAATCGGCGGGCCTTACCGCAATCGCAGGGAAGCACTCACAGTGGCGCGGCTGCTCGCCGGTCGCCGGGGAAGCGTGGTGATCAAATGACCGAACGAACCTTTACACATCTGCACATGGAAGCCGTGGCTTGCCTCTGGGAAGCCTTCGTGGATGCCAACCAGCGCGGCTGGAAACGAGACCCCGAGAACGAGCGCCGGGACGCAAAACTCGAGCCTCTGACGGACAACGCGGCCTCACTCTACGAGGCTTGGCGGAACGTCGGGACCGTCGAAATGCGCCACATGGCCATCCACCTCGCGGACTTCATGCTCAAGACATGGGACGCGCTGACCGAGGACGAGCAGGAAGAGCTGGTCCCTTACGACTGGGAGTTCGCACCGGCTTTCCTCGCGGTCATCGAGTGGGACAGCCAAGGCAGCGCCACGCATCCATCAGAACCACGCGAGATGGCCGACGCCGTGCTCGCCTTCCAGAGGAGGAACAAATGACACCTGACGACTTCGCCACCTTGGCAACACAGGCCGGGATCGTATTCACCGTGCTCTGCGCCTTCTGCGCGTGGCTTCACATCAAGGCAGCATCCGAATGAGCAAGCGCCCTCAGACACCGTGGGAAGACTACTGCCATCGCGGCGGTCTCTTCCACTCGTTCGCATCCTTCGCCGTCCTCGGCCTGTTCCTCGTGACCGTGGCGCTCTGCCTTCCCTAATCGGGCCAATCGACGATCGGCTTGACCTTCACCTTCGGCTTCGGTGGCTTGGCTGGCTTCGATATTAGCTCGAACGCCGACACGCTGATGCGGATCGGACACTGGGACCCGTGGAAGCTAACCCGGGGCGTCCCGTCGTCGTCGATCCAGATCACCTCGCCACGGCAGATCACCTCATCGCCGATCTCGATCTTCTTCTCTTTCATCTGAACCTCTCAGCCCTGATCACAGGAGCATACGCCATGCTGTCCATATTCGAACAGTTCTTCTCCCGCAGCGGAGCGGTCGCCTTCCTCCGCGACTACCGCAAACGCTTCCCGGGCTCGACCTACGGCACGAACCTGCGCCTCAACTTCAACCGCCTTGAGCAGTGCTGGCAAGTGTCCGGTCACCGCTTCAACGTCAACGCAGCCTGATTGATCCAAAGCTCTCAAAGGAGACACCGCATGTCTAAGAAATCCGCTTTCGCCGCCTTCACCGCTCTCGCCATCGGTTCCAAGCTGTGGTTCCGCCAGGGCGATGTCCCGACGTCTGCCGGGGACGCACCGATTGCTGCCGTCAAGGTCAACGCCGAGGATGTCGTGATCCTGAGCGGCCAGTTCGGATGGTCCATCGACGCTCACCACATGCAGGGCGTGACAGCCGAGCAGCTCTCTGACGCGACCATCGGGTCGGACGGCTACCACCGCGCATGGGGCCTCTTCGAAGCCGAATACGCCAAGCTGCAGGTCTGGACCTCGGACCCGACCGTGAAGCGGACTCGGGTGAAGAAGCTCAAGCCGAGCCTGACCGGCCAGCGCTTCACGATCATGACGGTGCCCGAGGGTGCCGAGGCCACACTCCGGGTTGGCATGAAGGGCACGATGGTGCAGACCGGAGCGGAAACGCCGATGGTCGTCCTCGACGGCTACCACCGCACGGTCTTCATCCACGTCTCGCACCTCGGCATTCACAAGCGCCGTCCGAAGATGACGATGGATCGCCTCGCACCGCAGACCAAAGAAGTGCTATCGTTGCTCAAGGCGAAGGGCTCGCTCACCGCGATTGAAGCCGGTGGCGTGATCCGGGCTCGGTCGCTGGCCAAGCGCATCAGCGAACTGAAGGAGGCCGGGGTCGATATCCTCGCCGAGACCAAGCACGACCACACCGGTCAGCGCTACGCCCGGTACCATCTCCAAGCTGCGGCATAAATACCACAGAGAGAACCTCTGTAATCGGTTTCATGATTTCGTCGACTCAATGGTTAACAAATGACATTGCCGATCAAATCAGTGTGGAATACAGAGGTTCTCGCCGGTCCCGGGACAGTCCCGAGATCGGAACTAATTGAAACTGGGAATTGGTACATCATGATCCTCTCGCAACTTGGGCAACTTGTAATTCACGATGCCCACAAAATTGACTTGGTTGCTGTTGACGCTCAGGCGAACGCTGCCAACCAAAACGCCTGTGCTTGTTCCCTCTCGCGCTCCCGACCACCAGACGGGCCTAGATTGGTGGGTGGTAGGGCAAGCACGACAACAATTCCAGTGTGTTACGACACAGTTCTAACGTATTTTGAGGGGACAAACCCAGAGGCATTCGCGCTTCTGTACGACCCTGAGGAGGACCTGAGGGAGGACGAAGAGTGGATCGCGGAGCAAGCTAAACTCCTCAACGCAGTGGTTGTTACTCGGGGGAATTTGAAGGCGTATCCAGTCGACCTGATCAGGAAAAGATTAGGCTAACGATTGACAATTATCCCGCGAACGGAATAAACAACCCTTGAGTGTTACAGTTATAAAAGCAGGGGACAAACCACCATGAACAAGACTGTTGTGAGCATCAACGAGAACAACAAAAATGCCCGGCGTCTGATCTCGATCATCGAAGAGTTCAGAAAGCTCGATCCAGAAATGCAAGCTCAAACCATCACGCTCTTCCTCACGGTGGTCTCCCGCCCTGGAATTTCGATGAAGGAGCTGGTCCAGTCGACCGGCCTCGCGTCATCCTCGGTCAGCCGCAACGTCGCAGCACTGAGCGATACGCATCGCAAGGGTGAAGCGGGGCACAATCTGCTCCGCGCTTATGAAGACCCCGAAGATCGCCGCACCAAGCGCGTCGAAGTCACTCCCAAGGGCCAGCGTGTCTACGCCAGCCTGATCGCAATCTTAGCTGGAGGTACAGCCGAATGACAGTCAGACCGAGAGGCAACGGCTATCAGGCCGACCTCATGCTCAACGGCACCCGGTACCGCCCGGTGTTCACCACAGAGGCAGCGGCGGTCACTTGGGAGAGCGAGGCGCGTCTCGCGGCCAAGCTCGGCAAGCCCATCCCGCAGCCCACCGTGGACACCCTCGGCAACCGGGGCACCGCGCTCAAGACGCTCGACGACTTCTACAAGCTGGTGAAGAAAGAGCGCTGGGCCAGCCGCAAGAGCGGCGACAAGCTGGCACGGAACGCCGAGATATTCATCGAGTGGAAGGGCAAGTCGACGCCGGTCAAGGACATCGTGTCCCGCGATCTGTACAACTACGCCAACTACTGCCGCGAAGACTTGGGCAACGACAACGCCACGATCAATCGCAAGATGTCGAGCGTGAAGGTGCTGCTGAAGAAGGCCGTGCATGAGGGCGTGATCACGATGGTCCCGTACATCGAGAAGTTCAAGGAGACCTCGCTCGGTAGCGTCGACTTCCTCGACTTCGGCGAAGAGGAGCCGATGATCCGGCTTCTCGATCACAAGGGCTTCCAGCGCATCACGCAGCTGGTCATCTTCCTGATCGACACCGGGGCGCGTATCAACGAGGCCAAGAAGCTGACCTTCGACGACGTCACGGAGCGGCATGTGATCCTCCGAGATCGGAAGTCGGGGCGCACCTCGTACATTCCGCCGACCGCTCGGGTGAAAGCCGTCCTGGCCCAGTGTCGGATCGACAGCAAGGACCCGGAGTGTCCCTTCGGCGATATCCATCTCGACACCGCGAGGCGGAAGCTCAACGAGATTTACGAGAAGCTCGGCGGCAAGTACGCCAAGTTCACCCAGCCGTTCCACGTCCTGCGCCACACCTGCGCGTCACGTCTGGCCATGCGAGGGATCGATGCCAAGCGCATCATGGACTACATGGACCATTCGAACCTGTCGGTCACGCAGCGCTACATGAAGCTGTCTCCCACGGCCCTCGACGACGTGGCAGCGGCGTTGGAACCGGCGACACCGAAGCTGCAGTTGGTGATCAACGACTGA